TTCAGAATTTGGTACTCCTCAATCCTACTTTGACAGCTTTGGTATTGACACTAATCGTGTTCTGCACACTCCTATTACCGACATTGAGCAATTAAAATTTGATATCATGCAACAGTTAACCAATCTCGAGCGTGGAGACAGGTTGATTATTGTTGTTGATTCGATTGGTAATCTAGCATCTAAAAAAGAAGTTGAAGATGCCTTAGAACAAAAATCTGTTGCAGATATGTCCCGTGCAAAACAAGTTAAAAGTTTATTTCGTATGGTCACACCACACTTATCATTGAAAGACATACCAATGATTGTTGTTAATCATACTTACAAAGAAATTGGTATGTTTCCAAAAGATATTGTTGGTGGTGGAACAGGTTCGTATTATTCTGCCGATAATATTTTTATTATTGGGCGACAACAAGAAAAGGAAGGAACAGAAATTGTCGGTTACAACTTTATTATCAATGTTGAAAAATCTCGTTATGTTAAAGAAAAATCTAAAATTCCCGTTACTGTATCTTTTGATGGCGGCATTAGCCGTTGGTCTGGTTTACTTGATATTGCACTCGAATCTGGCCACGTTATTAAGCCATCCAACGGTTGGTACAGTAAGGTTGATGTAAAGACTGGTGAAATTGAAGATAAGAAATATAGAATCAAAGAAGTTGACAGCAAAGACTTTTGGATGTCAATACTAAAAGACAAAAAGTTTCGTGAATTTGTCGAAAACAAATATCGTGTAGCAGCAACAGATATTATTAAGAATGATGATGTTGATGAAGCATTTGAAGTTGAAACTATGAATGGTGATGATTGATGAAATATAACAAAGATATACTTGGTTTATTTCCTACTCCTTTAGGTGTGTACGAAATTGATAAAGAATTATCTGAAAACGAAATTAATTTTTTTAAAAAAGAACAAAATAATTCTACAAAAAATATAGGAAATTACATTTCCAAAAACAAATATATTTTAAATAATAAAGAAATGCAAAATCTAAAAATCATTTTAGAAAATTGTTTGAATGATTTTTATCTTTCTGTTTTTTGTCCCAAATACGAATCAAAATTATACATAACACAATCTTGGTTAAATTTCACGCAAGAAAATGAATACCATCATTATCATAATCATTCAAATAGCTTTTTATCTGGAGTTTTTTACATAAGTTCGGATCCAAAAATAGATAATATAATTCTTTCAAAAAATGGTTTATTAAATAGTGACATTTTTAATATAGAAACAGAAAATTTTAATGAATTCAATTCTAAATCATATACATTTCCAACAAAAAGTAAAACATTGATAATTTTTCCATCAAAGGTTTCACATGAAGTTTTAAATAAAAAATCTAATAATCTAAGAATAAGTATGGCTTTCAATTCTTTCCTAAAAGGAAAAATTGGCGAAAATGAAAATTTGACGGAGTTAATTTTATGAGCGATGATTATTCAAAACTTAAACATTCTAAACGCAGACTGAAATCGGAAACACACGCAAAAAAACAATCTAAGATTGCAAAAATTTATGGTATTGTAGTCGATAGTATACACAGATATGCCAAGAAACATTGGGCTGACTGTGGTAATTCGGACTGTTCTTTGTGTGGAAACCCAAGAAAAATATGGGGTGAAAAAACAATACAGGAGAAAAGAAGTGAACAGCGAGACAGAACTAACGGTTGAAGAATATGCAAACAGTATGGTTGTTGGTGTTGATTATTCTTTTCAAACACCAACCAATGATACACAATCTGTACACATTAAATTCTTAAAAGGCAAATATGCAGATACCACTATTAGGTATGGTAAAATAAAAATTGAAGAAAAAGATGATGCTGCTCATTTACAATTTGCTTTTGATGTGATAGAATGTAAAGATATAAAGCCAAAAAAATTACAAAAAGATTCGGATTTTATCAAATATGTCGGAGACTTTTTGGTACATCTATTAGCTATGAAAATTGAGGACAATGATGAAGTTGGAACAAACGATACTGAAAAACCTGGTGTTTAATGAGGATTATCTAAGAAAAGTATTACCATTTTTAAAGAAAGAGTATTTTACAACGAATGCCGAAAAGGTAATCTACAATGAAATTACATCATTCACTCAAACTTACAATAGCTCGCCAACAATTGAAGCACTTAGTATTGCCGTCAAAGAAAAGACTAATCTCACAGATGATGAAGTACAGAGATGTGAGGATTATCTCAAAGAAATACAAGATAATAAAGAAACAAGTACCGAAATTCAATGGCTTGTTGATAAAACCGAAAAGTTTTGTCAAGAGAAAGCAATATACAACGCAGTACTTGGGTCAATTTCTATTCTCGATGGCAAAGACAAACAACACGACAAAGGTCAGATTCCCAAGATATTATCGGACGCCTTATCGGTAAGTTTTGATAATTCTGTTGGGCATGACTATTTGGAGAACTCTGATGACCGATTCGAATTTTATCACAGAAAAGAAGAAAGAATCCCATTTGATCTTGAATATTTTAACAAGATTACAAAAGGTGGCCTTCCAAACAAAACTCTTAATATTGCCCTTGCTGGCACTGGTGTTGGCAAGTCTCTTTTTATGTGCCATGTTGCCGCTGGCTGTATGGTTCAAGGTAAAAATGTTCTTTACCTCACGTTAGAGATGTCTGAAGAAAAGATTGCAGAACGTATTGATGCAAATCTTTTAAATGTTGATATCGGTGATCTTCAAGAATTGCCGAAAGATATATATGATAAGAAGGTCGCTCGTGTTCGAGATAAAACGACCGGCAAACTAATCATCAAAGAATATCCAACCGCATCAGCTTCAGTAATTCACTTCAGAACTCTACTAAATGAACTTAATCTTAAGCGTTCTTTTGTTCCCGATATTATTTTTATTGACTACCTTAATATTTGCTGTTCTGCTAGGATTAAACCTGGCGCTTCTATTAACTCGTACACCTATGTCAAAGCAATTGCTGAGGAGTTACGGGGATTGGCTGTGGAATTCAACGTACCTATTGTTAGTGCGACCCAAACCACTAGAAGCGGGTATACATCAAGTGATCCGGGACTGGAAGATACTTCAGAATCGTTTGGCTTACCTGCGACAGCGGACTTAATGTTTGCTTTGATTTCATCTGAAGATTTGGACCAACTTGGCCAAATTATGGTGAAACAATTGAAGAATCGTTATAATGATCCAACATTTCATAAGAGATTTACTGTTGGTATCGACAGAGCAAAAATGAAGTTATTTGATATTGAACAGGCTGCACAAAATAATATTGTTGATGCTGGTCATAAAGGCCAAGACAAACCTATCAATACTTTTGGTAATGGTGAAAAGAAAAGCTTTCAAGGATTCAAAGTATGAAATTGAGTGTCGATGACGCTTTGCATTGTGCAAAGGTCTTTGAGGATTACTTTGGCAATTTTGATCGCATAGATGAATATATGCGTGATCAAAAGATAAATTCACTATCAGAGATTCCCACATCATTATTTCCACCAGAAGATGATCTGTTTTCAGATTTCTCTATGTCACCAGCAGACATGGATTTTGTTATTGAGGAAACTCCAAATGAAACATGGGAAACACTTTTGGCAATTACCAGTTCCCATGTGAACATTCAACCGGTAGGCAAACAACTCAGAGTTGGTATTAAAGAGAAGAATACAGGAAAGTATGTGGGGTTCATTCGAATGGGATCACCAGTCATCAACTGTAAACCTCGTAATGATCTTCTTGGACAAGTTTTTACGCAGAATCCAGACTGGTCTAAACGATTCAATCAGTCTGCAATCATGGGTTTTGTTATTGTACCATCACAACCATTTGGGTATAATTATCTTGGTGGTAAATTACTTGCTGCTATTTGTTGTTCTCACCAGGTGAAAAAATTATTGGACAAAAAATACAATATGGAAACTTGCCTCTTTGAAACAACCAGTTTATATGGTAGTACCAAACAAGTTTCACAATATGACGGCATGAAACCACTAATTCGTT